CCTATATAACGGTTTAGCCTGTCAAACCCCATAGGAACACCATTGTTCCTACCAGATAAACCACTTTCCACCTCTTGTTTTAACAGCTCAAAGCTCATAAATTACCAATTTTTGGTACTATTAGTACTTTTAATAAATCAAAATTAAACTACCTATCCATTGTTTTTATTTCCGTTTTTTACGAAAATTTCACATTTTCGGAAATAAAATGCATGAATTTTTCCAAATATTTCATGCAGAATAAGTGTGATTTTTTGCGAAAAGTAGCACTTTTCACCACTTATTGCAAATTATCACTTTTTTCAGGTTCTTCCCAATATCTACAATAGAAATGTTCTCCATAACTATCTATTACCACTTTGGGATAGCCTTGTTCTATTAGCCATGCTATTGTATCTTTCTGTCTATCTTCAGGAATAGGTTTAGGAAATCCATACATCCATCCTGATGGTGGATCAATTATTGTTGCCATAATGGAAAATATTTTACAATTTTGGTGTTATAATGGAAAATTTTGGTTATTTTCCACATTTTCTTTCCACATATACCCATAACATTTTCTTGTTACGATAGGAATATTAGGAAATCTTTTTCTAATTCTTCTAATGTGTACATCCACTGTTCTTGGTAGCACAACAACATCATCTCCCCAAATATTTCTTAATAATTCTTCTCTTGTTATAGCTCTATTAGAATTTTCTTGGAGATAGGACATTATCATGAATTCCTTCCTGGGAAGATATAACACCTCACCATTGTGTTCTATTGACTTATCATTGTTGTTTATAATCCACATTTGTTGTTGTTTTGTTGAGAATTTACCACATTTTGTTTTTTCTGAGGAACTTCATAATGCTCATTGAGCCAATCATAAAAGTCCATAATATTAAGTTTTGTGGATTGTAGCATCCACTCTTTCCAAATGTCCATCCATGTTTTTTCCATAAACCATTGTTTTAAAATGTTCAGATAATCTATCCCAGTTTACTTTCTTCTCTACAGGAGTACTAATAGTACCACTGTCTACTTTTTTATGTCTTATACGAGATTTTTCCAAAATCTTTTGGTAATAATTCTCTCTCATTTCTTTTCCTGTCATAATGTAAATTTAAATAAAAAACCCCAATAGTGAAAACTATCGGGGGAATATACCTGATTGCTTGTCTAAACTTCTTCTAGCTGTGTTTGTTCTAATAGTTCTTCCATAGAAAAGTCTGTATCATTACAGTCTTTAATTAATTCAATTAGCTTTTTTAAGTTTTCTTCTGTAAAAGCAAAACGTCTCAACAAAAAGTATTCATAAGGAAGTTCTTTGTCTGTAAGCTCTATTTCAGAAAGCATAACTCCTATATCATTCTGAGGAAGCACTCTTACAGTGTATATAATATTGTATTTCTCATCCTTTTTCACCCATTTATTAATAGGTATTTCCTTAGGACGATTGCTGTCATCAATACATATACATTCCACCATATGACATATTTTAGGTTGCGGGGGGTAGATTCGAACTACCGTCATTTGGCTTATGAGACCAAGCTGGAACCATCTCCAGTCCACCCCACAATGTTGCAACTTTTGTTCTATGTCAGTAGGAGTTGCCAACCTATCTAGCTTACGATCTAGCTCACTTTTACATGAGGAACTACAATCCCCTAGCCTCAGGGCACATTATCAAAATTAAGCTTTTTTAAATATAGTCAAAATAATAAGATGTTTGATTCCATTTTCCATTAACTTTTGTTTCAATTACATAGTTACCATTATACGCTATATTTTCTTTGTGTACAAGCCATACTCTAACATCACCATCATCTATTTTCAATTCATCACCATCCCAAGCCTGTTCAATTGTGTCTAATTGTTGTAATTCACGCTTATTATAATTTACTGTTTTCATAACTTATTAATTTAAACTGTTTTTAGATAATAATCCAACATTTCTTTTCCTGCTTCTTCAGCACTTTCCATACTGTAATATCCCCCACAGGATTTTAGTTCTTCCTCGTGTTTACAACCTTTATCACACATTTCAACCTTTGACACTCTGTATCCATAAACATCACCTGTGAGATATTGGTCGTATGTTTTCACTTCTCCTTTCAACATATTGGTAACTTTCTCAAGAATATCATCAGTGATCACATCTACATTATATTCTTTCTTGATACGGTCTTCTGAAGCAAATATCCATCCAACCTGACCACTATCCCATCCACAACTAAATCCTGTTGTGTTCATTGTTATTCCGCTGTGATCGTAAAGATACAAAGGTAGGATAACTTTTGCATTCTCACATTCTATAATTGCTTCTTTTAACTCAGTCCATGTGGAATAATCATCCTTATTATAATCGTGTTTATCACCTAGATTGTATCTCCGGTGGAAACAAACCATTGTACCTAAAGGGTCCCAAATTCTTGGACTATCGTAACACTCATCGTAAAATATTTCTAGTATATAATCGCCTTTTCTTGTTGTTTCAATTGCTTCCATTGTTTAAATTTTAAATGTCTACAGATCCACTAGTGGCTGAAGGAGAAGGGGTGTGTTTCACCCCCTCTTTTATCAGCTCTATGTATGGTTCAAACGTTCTTTGATTGAGATATGTGAGACTATTTTGCATGTATTTTAGCTTATTCTCACCAGCTTTTACAGAATTGTCTTTCTTCTGTTCCACTTCAAGCTGTAATGCTCCTATCATCTCATCTGCTGTATATTCTCCTTCATTAAGAATCTTTGTAAACTTTATCTTACATTCATCCTTTTTAACACGCATACTTCTGGTTCCAGAGAAAGACTTTCCTTTATAAGTGAATGTGTCTGTACCTGGATAGGCTTTCCACCATCTTTCAAAGTCATCTGTTTTATCAGGAATCTTTCTTGTAAGAGGTGTCTTCACTTCCTCCTTGTTAAGGATTTCCAATACAGCCCTACCAGAAAGAGTGATGCTACCATTCTCTGTTAGAATCCCTTTTCTTATCATTCCCTGTAAAAGGGTTTTAAGTTTTAGATCATCGTTACAGAGAAACATAACATCAGCTTCCTCAGCAAGTTTGAGAACAAATAGCATGTCTAATGTATATCCATTCTTATATAGCTCCTCAAAATGGGAGAAGGTTACGCACAGATTCATTTTGTAGGATTTTGTCTTTATCAACAATAACAATCTTTGCAGGTTTTCTATTTTTTGACAGCCATTCTCTATATTCCTGCTCCATCAACATCTTTTCCTCTAGCAAATATACACTATCCTTCTCAAATTCTCTTTCAAAATCATCATTGATTGTTGTTATACGCATTTGCATACCATTCTAGAATGTTAATTAATCTGTCTATTAATTGTTCATCAGAAGATTTGGCTATGTTCAACAAATCTAATGTTTCCAATTCTTCTGAAGAATGATCGTAAACAGCATTTACTAGCTTAATTCTTATATTGTCCATATTATTGTATTTTAGACATTATTACGATTCTATCTTTGCAATAGTTTAACATATCCTTCTTTGTGTAAAAACAAATCGGATTTTCAAACCAAGCAACCCATCTTAATTTTCTCTTTTTCATTGATTATATTTAGCTTCATACATCCTGGGAATCTCTTCTTCCTCTACAGGAAATGTGAAAGGAACATACATAATCCCACAGGATGTATTTTGTTTAAGATATTGATTACCATAATCATCTGATACAAGTTCCACCTCTTTACCATCTATAGATATGTACACCTTTTCTTCTTCTGGTGGAACTTGTTTCTCTGGAGAACAACTAACAAGAAGCCCAACCATAAAAAATCCACTTACCATCTTTTTCATTTGTTGCCTTTTTATAGTTTATTCTAGCTACCTCAGTCTTACCTTTTTCAAGAACCTTTTCCATGTGTACAACAGTGGTACCAAAGTTCTTTTCTGTATGAGCTCTAGCTGCTTTAACAGCATCTCCTTTTGTGTTATAAGAGCCAATTCTACCATTTGACCCATGTACAACATACTTTAACACCCACTTCTTTGTTCCTTTCTCTACAATATGCTCCACTTGTGTCTTAATCTTATTTTTATTTGTTACAGGTTCTTCTATACAAATAGCTTCAGCACCCTCAAACTTTGTAAGAACGTCTAATCTTTCATTGATATATTTGTTTAAATCTTTACCACTAGCTTTAAATTTATTTGTAACATCTCTGTATCCTGCTGATGAATTGATTTCACCACTATATCCTTGCTGATGCCCATATTCATCATTTGCATCATCTACAGCACTTAAATATGCTTCTTTAACTGATTTACCTCTACTGTAAGTTTTAAATTGTTGTGATCCCATCTTGTTTTTGATTTATAGCATTAAATAATTTAATGAATGCATTAACTTCATTTTCAAAGTTTTCCCAAGAACTATCTTTATCTACATATCCTTCAAATGCTAAATCTGGTGTTTTACCAGACTCCCATTTAGGAAGATAAACATACACTCCTATTTTGTCAACATGCCCCATAAAATCTATATGGAGCTGTGCTTTTCCTGTACAATGAATTTCTAATAATTGTGCAATAATTGCTGGTAATTTTGAATGACGCATAAAATTGATTTTAAAATAAAAAAAAAAGGACAGTGGTAGAAACCACCGTCCGTAAGTCCAATTAACCGTGTAAAAAATTAGTCTTTTATCCTTAATCCAAACTCTAGAAAAAACCATGAGAATGTTTTTTCAGCTTTGGATTTGTTACATTTAAACACTTTCTTTATTAAGGGAATCGCATACGCTTTTAGCTCATCAGCTTGTTGCTGTGTCATAGTCCAATTGAAGAACCACATATCATCTTTCTTTGCTTCTTCAATAGTTTTACCAATCATATTGAGCTGATATTCAACAAGATGATCAGCTATATTGTAGCGATTGACCTTCATAACTTTACAATAAAGCCATTAATAATATACCAATTGATACGCCCATTATACCTCCTCCAAAGAAGGAATGAGCATCAAATTTACGATTTTTTTTGTAAAAGAAAGCATCTATGTTCTTATTTTCAAAATATGGATTAGTGTGCTTTATCTCCACTTTAGTCCTTCTAGGCTCATAGAGTCTAAGTCTACCTTTTGTATTACGTTTAAAGAATCCTCCTTTAAACTCCGTAATACTAACATATTGAGAATCAATGAATTTTATCTCATTGATCTTTAGGGAGTTCTTTTCAACAGTAGCATCTATCTTATAATAGGCTGTAGAATCTTTAGCATTAGATCCTATTCTTACAGTGCTATCTTCGTAATAAGCAATTACATCCTTACAGATGTTAGCAACACTGTCTTCCCATTGTTTCATCCTAGCTGTATCTAAATAAGGGACATCTTTATCCTTAATAACCACTTCTGTTCCCTGGGCTATTAGGGCTTTCACTTCTTTCACCTTCTTATTATACTTCTCTGTTGTCTCAAACAGTTTAGCTCTTAAGTCTTGCATGCTCTGCTGATTTGTGACAATCTCAGCATCTTTTACAGCAATGGTTCTTCCAAGACTGTCTTTAATCTTAGAGGCTTCTTCATATTTTAACTTCAGCTCATCATATTCTTCTTGAGCCCCACAAGATCTAAACACTAAGAAAATAACTACCACTGCCATCATTAAAGCTGTAAAATCTGATCTGTTCATTTTAAATCGTATTTAATTAATAATTTTTCTCTTCTGTTATTCACTTCTTCATACCTGTACATATCCATTTCCACTTGGTCATGCTCCTGAAGAGTCAAAAGTATAATGTTTTCCTCATCAAAAGCTGCTTGGGGATATTTCTCTTTACTCAGGATGTGATGAAAGAACACTGTTAAAGGCTCTTTTCCTAAATAATCACCACTCACCTCAGATTTATGAGTTCGCTTTGACCATATGTCCATAAAGAAATTTCTCATTTTTAAAGCATCTTCATAAACATCTTGATAACCTTTAGGTCTGTATGCTAAAAGTTTCTTCTTAGGCTTGAATGGCTTTTTTGGTTTGTGTCTAAAACAATACTCTGATTCAGAAGTACAATTACAAGTTTTACACTTTTGTTTCATATTTAAGATTTATACCCTAACAGGTATTATATTACTCATTCTGCCTTATTTTGTACCCTATAAGGTACATTACATCAGTTTATCCTGTTGTATGTTTTGTATTTGCTTTTGGCATTATACATGTCTATTAGGAAGTTAATCTTATCCTTCCAGGCCTTATATTCCTTTTTACGCTTATCAAGCTTCTCACCCTCATCTTCAAGCTTATCTATTTCTTCCTGAAGCTCTCCAAGGCTGACATATTGCTTTTTAAACAAAGACATTTCATCATCTTCTAATGATAAGATTAACTTCCCCATAAACTTAATTGATTAGGATTTACTACAATATTTCTTTTCTTACCCTCCGTTTGTATCTTATGTATGATTTTATTAGCTCTTTCGATGTAATAATCATAATTAATATTATCCAGAGGATGGTCCTTTGTCAAATGATTACATACATGCATCACCCAATCACCTGCTTCCACCTGAGAAACATCTGCTGCATTAGTGGTACAATCAGGATTCTTTACCTTTAATAACTTTTCACCCGATTTAGAAATGTAGTAACGGATAAGTTTATTGTAGGTAGTTGTTTTGCCTGTGCTACGATCAATTCCCTCATAGTGAAAGTCCTTACTTGCTTTCTGCCTAAGGCAAAAATCAAATATGTTCCTGTGACATTTAATAGTATCCTCAACAGGTACACCATGTACATAGAAATGTTCAAGAGCAATAGGCACAATGCGAGCACTCTTATTCTTATGTAATTCAAAATCTGTGAGAAAATCTCCCTTTTTCTTGACATCTCCATCTGTTTTAATTGCTAAATAATCATTCACTGTTGAAAATATAATCTTCTGATAATCAGTGCGTTCTAATTCATACTGCGTAACATCCATCCACCATTTGTTAATCTCATCCATCTTGTCTGTTAGACTTTTCTTTACCAGAATTGTCACACCATCAGTGTTAGCTGAGATGACATTTATACCTGCTAATTCATATTTCTCAATAAGCATGAGAAGACTGAGTTCGCCTGTAATAGTGGTGAACATAGTGAGCATTCTGTCATACATCCAACTCTGCATATCAGAACTCTTACCATAAACAGAGTTTACAGCAAGCTTCAAAGCACCCACAATACCTTTTATTCTCTTGTCCTTCTTTGCTAAGGGCTTGAGTTCTAGCCTCTTTTCAAACATCTTCTTATAGCCAGAAAGAAATTCTTTACCGAGATGACCAGGATAACGCCCATTATTAATAATAATAGCTGGATAGTAAGAGCTAACATCCCAATCAACAATAAGATGATCTTCATCAGCTTCAAAAATCTTTGGGCCATTTTCTGTATGTAAACCACCCTTCGCAAATGTGTATGTGTTGCCATAAAACTGAAGTTGCTCTTTGAAATCATCTTGTAATGAGAGTTTTTGCTTCTTTATCCTCTTCAGGAACTCATTCAATTCACGAGTTTCAAACTCTACATAATCAGCTATACAGCTTTTTAATGTAAAAGGTTTCCTGAATAGTCCCTTTTTAGGGAGATTCTTCATCTGTATATTCTTCTCCTCACAATAATACTTCTTAATCATCTCATCACCAATCTTACTGTCAGAATAGTTTAAACAGGGAATTCCAAATTCCTGTTGTATATCCAATCTGAGCTGTATCTGATTGTTTCCTTTATATAGAGGATGATTACATTCACCAATAGTCACCTTATAAAACTCATAAGTGGACATTATATCATTTCTACAATAGTCCCTGATGAGCTGGATGTCATCATCTGTAAGATTGCTCTTGGTATGGTGAATAGGCATCTCTTCAATGTTCTCAAGATCCATCTCAAACTGTAACCTTTTAAGAGAAACCCTGCGATTCTTATTATCGAAGTGGTTTATCTTGAACAAGTCTATCTGTTTGGTGGATAGTTTAAACTCTGAGAACTCAGGAAGTACCTCGTAATTAGCATCATGAATAACATCTGCTGCCTTTTGGGCTATTTTAGCACACACTTCTAATGCTCCAAGTTCTTCCCAATTTTCATGGTTGATTAATACCCATTCAATCACCTGAGAGTCAAACCTAAGATTGTTATACCCCACCCAATAATAATCTTTGTGAGAATCAATGAATCGAATCAATCCACCTAATTGGTTTACATTCTTGTTCACCTGAAACTCATAATAGTCCTTTGTATCAACATCGTAAATAGAAACAAGAAAGAATTCTTGTAACGTTTCTATGTCATATATCAAGACTTTCATCATCTTTCTTATTGTTTATTTCCCAATAATAATCGCATTCTATTTTACCTTCTACCATCTTAAATGGAGTTTCTGTAAAATAAGATTGATACTCACTTGGTTTTGCCTTATATCTGTAACATGTCTCTTTCATAGGACAGTTACCACCTGGACAGAGTGTTATGTCTGGCATTATAAAGTTTTTAAAAAATCATCACCTTTTTCAATAAGCTCAACAAGCGTATTAACATCTTTTGATCTTAATACATCATTAACATCCTTAATAGATCTATTCCAATAGGCCAAATACTCATCTCTAGGAATAGCTGTCCACATTTTTGTTGAAGGATTGAAATGAAATACATAATTATAAACATTACTCATAACTAAAGGTTTTATTGTAATGTAAGCTAGGGACTGAGCCCTAGCCTACAATACAATGTTTCATTAATCGAATACGCGATTTACTGTTTCGTCAAAAGGATTGAATTCTACTTGGTTATAGGAACGATACTTACCTTTCTCAAATACCATTTTAGCATGCTCATCGTGTGTTAATACACCAAGATCTTTTAACATAAAGTCAATTGATGTTTCATTCTCTTGATACTCCATTTCTTTCTTACTTTCCAGGATGTGTTTTTTCATTTGTCCTGTAGCATCTCTGCCTTCACCTTCTCCAAGGCTGATTCTTTTACTTTTGTTCATAATACTTAATTTTAAATTGTTTTTTAACTATTTTAATAATACCCTTAGCCGCTGATTTTATAGTACTTTTACTTACTTTGCAAAAATTTGCAGCTTCTTCTACTGAATTAAAAGAATAATTGACTGTTGTGTAGATATCTTCTACAATAACTTTTTTACAATTATGATGAGTGAATGGTTTTAGTAAATGATCTATGTTTAAACTATAACTCCAGTAAAAACCTTTATAGCTTCGATATATACCTTTACAACATTTACTTATTGCACTGTGACAATACCCAATGTGTCTTTCTACTTCTTTAGCACCAACCCATTCATTAATTAAAGTTCCATCTTTTGAAAATTGATATACTTTCTTTGCATGAGTTTGAAACTTAACTTTATCCTCTTCTGTCCATTCTGTAATATGTGTTTTATATTTTTTAGAATTAGTTAAATTTGGTAAAGTTTCTATTAATTCTAGCTCTTTTGACTGAGCATCATTAATAGATTCAAATTTAAAAAGTTCTGTTATTACAATATTTTCAGAATTAGAAATTACTTCTAGCATCCATTTTGTTTTTGGAGAAAGTTTGCCATTTATTGCTGATCTTAAATCATATAAATGTTGTCTTTTTCTTCTAGACAATGATCCTTTTGTAATTCCTATGTACTTAGGAGTTTCATCAATAGATGTATGTAGCTTATATATTTTCCACATTTTAGTCAATTATAATACAATGCGTTTTGCTTTTTGCATAGTTTTAAACTTTAATTGTTATCTAATTGTTCATCAATATAATGTACATGTTCTTCTAAAGCATCATATAGTTTATCATAAGCACTATCTAATAAACGAAATATTTGACCTGCTTTATATCCTACAGTACCTGAACTTGATTCATCATCTCCAATATCTTCTGCAAAATCTTTTGCTAATTCTACAGCATACTTAGCATCAATTAATAAGCTACGTAAATCATTTGTGTTAATTGTAATTGATTCTTGATTTTTCATTTTTATTTGTTTTTAGGTTTCTGAATACATTAATCACTTTTGTTTTTTCTTAAAAGTTCTTGTCTTCTTTTTTGAGCTTCACTCATTTTTCTTTTAGTTTCCTCTGACATTTTTACACCTGTAGCAGCTCTTCTCATTTTTTCAATAGTTTCTGGTTTTCTAGGTCTTCCAGTAAAATATTGTTTTATTTTTAATTTTGCTTCTTCAGTATGTTTTCTACCAGATTGAGACAAACTCATTCTTTTTCTAGTTTCTTCAGAAATAGTTTTACCTATTTGAACTTGACTAAGTTTTTTCTTACTTTCTTCTGAATGTCTTCCATTGTGACCTGGTTCTTTTAAATTTAACATCTCACAACCAGCTTCTTTAAATTGAGACCAATAAAATATTTCAAAGTTATTTAAAACAAACTGATGAACATCTTTTGGTAGTTCATAAACTACTTCAAAAATATGTTTATCCCATCCATGAGATATCAAAGAGCTATGCAATTTAGCTTGTCCTTTACATCTTAAACTTTTGTAATTATTTTTTCTACCTCTTATATCTACACTTTGTCCAATGTAAATTTTTCCAGTTGGAGATGTTATTTTATAAATACCAGTCATATTAAATTTTTATATATCTACGTCTCGCTGTACATAAGTGAAAGATATCCTTCTTTAGATAAATGACGACTAGCACCAGGTGATGTTTCTTTTTTTAATTTAACAACTATTATATCACCTTGTCTATACATTTTTTCTATATTATTTTCATCTGTGTCAATCAAAATAGTCCAAGCAATTGCACGTATAGCATCATAATTTTTTTTATCATCGCCCCACCATCTTTGTCCTGTAGCTGCTTCTTGATTAACATACAACCAATATTCTCTATTAGTTGTTGTACACCAGCATCTTACAGCATACACAGGATTTGCATCTCTATTCCACCTATCTTTTTCAAAGAGCTTCTTACCTTCTATTTCATACAGCTCATAGACATCTTCAAATGTACGAAAAACTTCTTTGTTTTCATCATCCCAATTAGCTCTTTTTTTGGTGATAATTTGTTTATCTAAAAGCTTGGGATTCAAAGACTTAAATAGTTTTTGTACGCCTATACAGTCAAAATATGTACGTCTAGTTTCTGTATTAGATATTCTAAGAGCTTCTTCTACAGTAACAGGTGCTATACTATCCCAGTATTCTTCTACAAAATTTCCAAAGTCTTCAAGACTTGGGTGTGTAATAATATCTTTCTTAAAATCTATAAATTCTGGATATTTAGCTTTCCAAAGTTTGAGGGCTTCACTTAATTTGAAACCCCCTTGACCACTAACAATATAACTTTGATTTTCGTATTGCATAATTTAAATA